TTATGGCTTACCACTACATTAGTAGACCAAATCTTCTTGATTCTTCAATTACTGTATATTATGCTGGAGATAATAAGTGGACTGATAATTTTGATGATAGACATCGATTCGGCACTAAAGCAGCAGCAACTGCCCAAATACAGAATCCAGACGGAACAAACGGCGGATGGTCACGTTGTAGCATTGTTCAGGGATGAAATGAAGACCTTTTATGAGTTTGTAGGTTTCTTTAGAAAGAAAAAAGAATCTCAAAAAACTCCTCCTCCACCAGTATATTCCAATGCTGATACTCGGCGTGCTTATGGTGTGGCATCTAGAACCAAAGATGGTAGAGGTGCTAAATCAACTGTTCCCGGTCTTTCTGGACCATCAAGAAATAGAGTGGGTTCAGTTAACAGAGATATGAATCGTTTTGCTAACACAAAGGGATATCAATCTGCTATCGGAAGAGCAGAGCATGGCGGTAAAGATGATCAATATAATGTGATTTTTGGTGGAGGAACTTTTGATAATACAAAAGGTCATCCAGATAAAGTTGTGGATGGCGGAAAGTATTCCAGTGCTGCTGCAGGTAAATATCAATTCATGCCAAAAACATGGAAAGGAACAACTGGTAGTATAAAAACTCCAATGACTCCCAGCAATCAAGATAAAGCAGCAACATCCTTAATAAAGAATAGAAAAGTTAATTTAGATTTACCAATGACTCCTCGTTCAGTAAATAAACTTAGTGGTGAGTGGGCATCTTTACCAGATAAGACCGGTAAAAGTCGTTATGGTCAACCAGTAAAGTCTTATTCACAGTTAAAATCTTGGTTCAATAAAAAGAAGAAACAGGAACTTGGTCCAGATTATCGTGATGCTCCCGGTGCAAATTACGCAAGGTAATCAAAATGTCTTATAGTTCATCATCATCTTCTAATAGTTGCTCTTGGCCAACTCAGATCAATAATAGGAATTTTTTATCTGGTATTGGATTTAAATTCAATTTAGGAAGATTTCCAAAGGTTGATTTTTTCTGTAATACTGCTAGAATACCAGAAATCACTCTTGACACAGCAACACAACCATCATATTTAAAGAATATTGATGTTCCAGGTGAAAAAATTTCATATGGAGATTTAACCATTCAGTTCTTGGTTGATGAAAATATGGAAAATTATAAAATTGTTCATGATTGGATTACTGGTCTTGGATTTCCAGAAACTGCTCAACAGTTTATTGAAAAAACTACCGGTCAAGATGGTGTTAGGGATATGAAAGAGCAATTTGCTGATGGCACACTTCGTATCTTAAATAGCAATTTTAATGAGGTAGCTAAGGTAAAATTCTTAGATATGTTCCCAGTGTCTTTAAGTTCTCTTGATTTTGATGCCACATCAACTGATGTGAACTACTTTACAGCACAGGCATCTTTCAAGTATACTGTATATCAACTGACTTCTTCTGTTTAATGGATCTTGACAAAATTCAGGAAATGTGGCAGAAAGATGCTGTCATAGATCCTGATAACCTACATGATGAATCTTTGAAGATTCCACAATTACATTCAAAGTATTATACGGTGTATAATACAATTACATTGTTGCGAGAAAAAGCAAGAGAACAATATAATAAAGTAAGACTTGAGCGTCACAACTACTATACAGGTAAAGCAGAACCCTCTGTTTATGAGGAAGATCCCTTTCCATACAAAGTAAGGGAGAAAGATGCTATACAGCGATATCTGGATGCTGATGAGAGGTTAAATAAGATTGACATGAAGATTCGATATTATGATACCATTCTCAAGTTTTTAGAAGAAATTATCAAGACAGTAGCAAACAGGACCTTCCAAATCAAAAATGCTATTGAATGGCAGAAGTTCCAAGCAGGTTTCTAATGGATAACGAAAAAGATTATGATTATGAAGTTCGTTTGAAAATAGAGGATATTCGTCTCCTACATTATTGTGTGGTGGAAACAATAAGAACTTGGCCTGGTGCTCCTAGAAGACCTGTCGAAGAACAAGAACATCTTCGTTATCTAAGAGACTCTTTACAAAGAATGAAATTCGATTACAACTTTAGAGAATTATGAGTGATTACGAGTACGAAAGTGATCATAATGAAATGGAAGATGTTCCATATATCCAAATGGAATTGGATATTCGGGATGTTCATCAAATTTATAAAGCACTTCAATGTCATGAAGAGCACGGTAAATTTGATGATGAGTATGATAGAGCAAGAACAGAGTCTTGTAAAGATTTTTTCTATCGTATGATCTTGGAATACAAGTATCAAGTGGGCGAATAAATATCCATAGGTGAACCTTATGGGTTATGTCTCATTTGATTATATCGAAGAAGAACGAAGTTTTTCTTCAAATTAAAGCGGAACCACACGTATTTTACGAACTAGCAGATCAATTTACGTTTGATGTTCCGGGTGCTAAATTTATGCCTCAGTATCGCAACAAATACTGGGATGGTAAAATTCGTCTATTTAATACCCAGAATGGAGAGATATACGTAGGGTTATTAGATAAGATTATTCAATTTTGTAAAGACCATGAATACTCCTACGAGTTCGTAGAGAACAAATTCTATGGTCTTCCTTTTGAGGTCAATGATATGATCTCAAAGGAAGGTGTGAAAGATTATATGACATCCGTTAGTAAATATGCTCCTAGAGATTATCAAATTGAAGGGGTATACGACGCCTTAAAGCATAATAGAAGGTTGTTGATATCCCCAACTGCTTCTGGAAAGTCTCTGATGATATATTCTCTTGTGAGATATCACGTTGAGCGAGGGCAAAATACTCTGATAGTTGTGCCGACGACTTCGTTAGTAGAGCAGATGTATAAAGATTTTGCAGACTATGGTTGGGACGTAGGTTCATATTGCCACAAGATATACGCGGGTAGAGAAAGGGAAACTGATTCCCAAGTCATTATTACTACCTGGCAGTCGATCTACAAACTCCCCCGAAAATATTTTAATAGATTTAATGTTGTGGTTGGGGATGAGGCACACCAGTTTAAATCCAAGTCATTAATATCTATAATGACAAAACTTGGAGATGCTAAGTTCCGTTATGGATTCACTGGAACTCTTGATGGAACTCAAACACACAAGTGGGTGTTAGAAGGTTTGTTTGGACCGTCATATAAAATCATCAGAACAGAAGAGTTGATGAAGAAGGGTCATGTTGCTAAGTTGGATATTAACGTTCTTCTACTGAAACATCCAGCACATAAGTTTGAAAACTTTGAAGATGAAGTTCAGTATATCATCAATCATGAAAAAAGAAATAAATTTATTAGAAATCTAGCTTTAGATCTAAAAGGAAATACATTGATTCTGTTTTCAAGAGTTGAGGGGCATGGTCAACCACTTTATGATTTGATAAATAATGGTAGTGTGGAAGAACGTCATGTGTTCTTTGTCCACGGCGGTGTGGCAACAGAAGATCGAGAAAAGGTAAGAGAGATTACCGAGAAGGAAAACAACGCGATTATAGTCGCTTCATACGGAACATTCAGTACAGGTATCAACATTAAGAATCTGCACAATGTTATTTTTGCTTCTCCATCCAAATCTAGAATTCGGAATCTCCAGTCTATTGGAAGGGTGCTCAGGAAAGGCAATAACAAGACAAAGGCAACTCTCTATGACATTGCTGACGACATTTCCTACAAGGCACGGCGAAACTATACACTTAATCATTTAATTGAACGAATCAAAGTTTATAACGAGGAGAACTTCAATTACGATATTGTAAACATACCCCTAAAAAATTAATATGGGCGAAGAATTTCATGCAGTTATTAAATTAGTTACAGGCGAAGAAATATTCTCACTTGTCTGTGTAGACGAAAATGATGGCGATCCTATTATTCTACTGATGAACCCAGTGATTATGAAAGTAATGCGTAATCACATAGGTCAATTTGTTAAAGTAAAACCATGGATTCAAATGTCTGATGACAGTATGTACGTGATTAAATATGACAAAATAATCACTATGACAGAAGTTACTGAAAAAAAGATGATAACTTTCTACAACAAATTTTTAAATGAAGAAGATTCTGATTGGGATGAAGATGGTAAAACAAAAATATCTGATAAGATGGGATATATTACTACAGTAGATGCTGCAAGAAAGATGCTAGAGAATCTTTATAATAGTAAAGACTCTAAAGAAAGCTAAGCCCTCTCTTCAAACCTAACAAAGGTATTCTACTTATAATTCACAATGTTGTCAAGTCTCAATAATGTGTTATAATACTAATAACGATAGTTTATTGGAACTTACAATGTTATGTCTAAAAAGAAATCAGAACATTATGTTAATAATAGAGAACTTCTTGAGGCTCTGATTGTATATCGAGCAAAGGTTGCTGATAGTTTCAGAGAGATTAATGGTAGAGAACCAACTAAAGCAGATAGATCTCAACAATGGGTTGGTAAACCTCAGATTACAAATTATCTTGGAGAGTGTTTTCTTAAGATCGCTACTCACTTGTCATATAAACCAAACTTTGTGAATTACATGTTCAGGGATGATATGATCTCTGATGGTATTGAAAACTGTGTTCAGTATATTCATAATTTTGATCCAGAGAAATCTAAGAATCCGTTTGCTTATTTCACGCAGATTATTCACTACGCCTTTCTACGTCGAATTCAGAAAGAGAAGAAGCAACTGGAAATCAAAACTAAGATCATCGAACGCACTGGTTACGATGAAGTTATGATGGTTGACGATAGCTTGCTTTCCAATAGTAGTTCGGAGTATAATACCATTAAAGATAATATTACTTACAAAACCAATAGGCAGTAATGAATATTGATATTGTTCATCATTCTCAAGTCGCTATTCTTGATGATTATCATGGACATTGGTATCTTAAGAATGACTTATTAAATTTCTTGGAAAATCATCATGATGTTCAGAATAGGAAAACAAATGTCAAAGCGAAGATGACTGATTGGACTATGAAAAAATATAGTCCAATTGTTGATCAGTTCAAAGATTTAATACTTTCAGTAATAAGAGATGAATATATGACATTTAATGGAAAACCATGTAATCATGAATTGAGATATGAAGCTTTTTGGGGAAACATTTATAAGAAAGGTGATTATACTATAGAGCATGATCATAAACCAAGTGCTTATTCTGTGGTATATTTTTTAAAGTCTAAACCTAATTTTTCTCCCTTGATTATTGAAAACTTTAATACTAAAACTAAAAAAAATAAATCTTTAGTTATAAAACCTTTAGAGGGTAGATTAGTTATTTTTCCAGGATCTTTAAGGCATAAAGTTCCTATTCATATTCATGACGAAACACGAATTACACTTGCTGCAAACATATACTGATGAAAGTTGCTATTATTACAGATCAACATTTTGGTGCTCGTAAGGGTTCTAAATTTCTTCATGAATATTTCAAGAAATTTTATGATGATGTATTTTTTCCATACTTAGAAAAAAATAAAATTGATACTGTAATTGATATGGGCGATACATTTGATAATCGTCGCTCTATTGATTTGTGGTCTTTAGAGTGGGCGAAAGAAAACTATTATGATAGATTAGAAAGTTTAGGCATAACAGTTCATACTATCGTTGGTAATCACACTGCCTATTACAAAGATACAAATTCTATCAATTCTGTAGATTTGTTGCTTAAACAGTATAAAAATGTCAAAGTATATTCTGAATGTAGTGAAGTATTAATAGATACATTAAAAGTACTTTTTATTCCGTGGATCAATGCTGAAAATTTTGAAAGTAGTGTCAAATCTATTAAAGATTCAACTAGCAAAGTCGCGATGGGGCACCTTGAACTCAACGGATTTAGAGCGCATCGCGGTCACACCATGGAAGACGGTATGGCGAGCGAACTATTTGAGAAGTTCGAGCGGACATTTTCGGGTCATTACCATACACGATCAGACAACGGACGAATCTTCTACCTAGGTAATCCCTATGAGATGTTTTGGAATGATGTGAATGATCCTCGCGGATTTACCACTTTCGACACTAAAACTTTAAAACATACTCATATCAATAATCCATATAAACTCTTTTATAATATTTACTATGAGGATACACCATATCAAGTATTTGATACTACAGAATATGCTGGCAAAATTGTCAAAGTAATTGTTAGGAAGAAAACCGAACCAAAGAAATTTGAAAAGTTTATAGATAAGTTATATTCCTGTGGTATTCAAGATCTAAAGATCGTAGAAAATTTTTCTGTTCAAGAAAATGAAGAGTTTGAAGTTGAAGAAAGTGAAAACACTATTTCTATTTTAAATCGTTATATCGATGAGGCAGAGTTTGATTGTGATAGCACTATCATTAAGGGAATCCTTCAGAAAGTCTATTCACAAGCTTGCGAGGTAGAGTAATGTTTCTTTTAACTCTTAGTGATTCTAAAGAAGAAGGAGCCTATGCCATACACAATAAGTATGGAGAAAAGGTTTTAATATTATTCGAAGATGAAGATGATGCTGAGAGATATGCTATGCAGTTGGAAGATGAAGAAGAGGCGGAAATGGATGTTATAGAGGTTGATGACGCACTTGCTATTTTGACGTGTAAGAGGTATAATTACAAGTATGCGGTGGTGACACCAAACGATATTGTGATTCCTCCAAGAGATTTAGAATTAGATGATAACTTTCCAGAAGATTAGGTGGAAAAATTTTCTCTCTACTGGTAATCAATTTACTGAAATTGACTTTCAGGAAAAAAATACCAACTTAATTATTGGTACCAATGGTGCTGGTAAGTCAACTATGTTGGATGCTCTTACTTTTGTTTTATTCAATAAACCATTTCGTAAGATCAATAAACCCCAATTAATTAATTCAACTAATGAAAAAGACTGTTTAGTTGAAATTGAGTTTGAGATTAATTCTCGTCAATACATTGTTAGGCGCGGAATAAAACCAACTGTTTTTGATATTTTCGTAAATGGAACGCAACTTCATCGTGAAGCAGATGATCGT